CGTGAAATCCGACGGATCGTCTCTTGTTCTTCAAGAGTCTATGGTCGCCAGTAGTAAACCGCCTGCGTTTACTGGCGCGAGTCTCGCCACTCTGTTTTCAGAAGTGGTCAGTGTGTTGGAAGCGTTTATTTCTCCGTTCGGGGAAACGCGCTTGCCAGTGCCTGACTTCCTGTCTGAGAAGTGGTTTGACGCCAAGAGGGCCAAGGAGTTTTGTGTAGGTCTCCTTGAGAACCCGGTTACACACCCGTGGAGTGATTCCATCAAGTGTTGTTCTGCTTCGGCTAGAATGACCGTTGCTGGTTCGCTCTTCCTCTTTCGGAAGGCTCTTCCAACGTTGGGGGATAATCATGCTTCTTTACACAGGGCCCGCCTGTGTACTGATCCACGATTATCCGATCTCCCTCCAGGTTACCTTGCCCACTGCAGAAGGATCGCACGCGAGTGCTTTCCTCCTGGGTGGGATCGTAAATATGAGGACCTGGTTTGGAGATCGACCCCATCGGTGTCTTCCTGCCTTGAGAACGGTAGGGGTAAAGGGGGCGCCCGCGCCCTCCTTCCGGATCGTGGCGAGTTCCTTAACTCCGCCCTCCGCGGCAAGGATGTCTGCGTCCCTGTGGACGTTAGATTCCATGTCGTTGAAGGCGGTGGAAAGGCTCGTGGCGTGACAATTGCCTCTGCCGCGCAAGGGGTCCTAAGACCCTTGCACAAGGCATTGTACGACCAGCTTTCCCGGTTCCCTTGGCTTCTTCGCGGTGAAGCCTCACCTGGTAAGTTGGGGGATTTTGTGGCTCTCCCTGGCCATGTTTTCGTGAGCGGCGACTACGAGTGCGCCACCGATCATCTTCCTTTGGAGGTTGCGGAAGTGCTACTGGATGTGGCTCTTCGTAATTCGTCGGTTCCGTATCATTTATGTGATGCGGCCATGTCTTCTCTTCGTTCGAAGATATGGTACGACGATTGCGAGGAATCATTCCAGCAGGTTGTCGGGCAATTGATGGGGAACTTGTTGAGTTTCCCATTGTTGTGCCTTCAGAACTATGCTGCTTTCCGTTGGTGTTTTCCGGACAATGTTCCGGTTAAGATCAACGGTGACGACATAGTTTTCCGCTGCGCTCCATCGGATTATGATCGATGGTCGACATTCGTTGGTCGTGTTGGCTTGCGGCTCTCACCCGGTAAGACTATGGTTCATAAGAGATTTTTCTCAGTGAATTCTAGTTTTTTCCGGGCGGGAGACAAACTACCGCGACGGGTGCCCGTTTTGCGTACGGGCGGACTGTTGCTACCCCTTGATTCAGTCGGGGGCTTGGCATCAGCTCTTCGGAGCTTTTGCCGGGGGTTTGTGGGCGTGGCCCGAGAAAAGGCGCAGATCCTCTTCCTTCGTAGAAGGAAGCGTTACGTGCTTTGCTCGGGCAGGAGTGCGTCGAGGGGGTTGGGGATCCACGTTGATCCACCGGTGCTGCAGGCTTGTGGCCTGTGGCGTCGCGAGCTTTGGTTCTTTGATACTTTGTCAAAGGAAGAACCTTTGCCTGCGGATCCGGCGAGATTAGCGTGGTGCCGTCCCCCCGACGGTTGGGAGAGGGTGCCCCTCTCAAATCGACGGGCTGAGCGGGTTCGTCAGCGTCGTACCCAGGAGTCCTTTTGGTCTTCCTTGGTCGCTGACGCCTGGATCAGTCCTCCTTCCTCTGGGTTGTTGAAGGAGGATTATTTTCGCGATTTGAGAGGGACGGGACACGAGGCTGCCTGGCAGCGGTGGCGTCAGAATAAGGGGCGGTGGTTACGGATTTGCCATCCTAATGTGGCGAGCCGTGATCATTGCTTCCTTGTTCATGGTCGCTGTCCGCATGTCGGGCGGTACCGGGTGTCCGAGAGGGGGTTCCGCGGTTGGGAGCGTCCGCGGAGGCGGGTGTGTATCTGGGCGCCAGCGCCCTTGGAGTGTCCTGAGACTCGCGCTCAGTTCAGCTGCTGAACTGACGACTGTTTCACGGCCCAGGATAGGAGGCACGGGTCTTTGCCCTGCCTAGGGAATACATAAGAGATGGGGGTCTACTTGGTTGGCGAGACCTTAGCCAGCAGCGAGCGCTGCGTAGGGATGTGTAGTCAAAGGATTAAATCACCGTCTATATGAAGGCGGCGCCAGAATCGGTGTGGTATTGGGCTGAAAACCCCTTTTCACCCGGGACTTCCCTGTAGGTGACATGCAACTTGATAACGTTGTATGGCCTAGGGTACAGTTCCGTTCTTGTTCTGGTTCCAATGATGAAGTCCAGCAGTGTGAGAGTGCTGGTATGGTCAAAGAGAGTTATGGTAGAAACCTTGGCAACCGTCAAGGGGCGAAAGCTTCTACCATTTATCCTCTAGTGCTGGTCCCGTGCCGCCAAGGGCGGGTCCGGAGTATACTACGAGTAGACCCGGGTATCTTGTGGTTCCTTAGGTGGAGGTGTTCCGCCCCTGCTGATCCTGCAGCTG